CAATTGCTAATATATTAGAATTAAATTACGGTGTAGAAGAAAAAGCAGCTGCTGAAAAACCTGATGCAGGCGCTGAAGCATTTAGTGCTGCTACAGCCGCTCCAGCAGGTGAAATACCAGCTGAAACACCATCAGGAGCTGAAGCACCAGCTGAAGAAACACCTGAAGAAGAAGCACCACCAGCCGAAGCATAATATGGAAGTTATAGATAAAATATTATTAGAGTGGTCTTATCGTTGCCACGATGGGATTGTTGATTTAAATGATCCTATTAAGTTGTCTATACTACAAGAAATGGTTAATGAATTAGAATTAGAAGAAGCTATGTTATCGTTAAATACAATTAAAAAACGTCCTGATCAATTTGTTAATATTTTCTATAGTAACACTCCTTTTAAATTAGGTGCTCAAGGAGAAGATAATTTTACAGCAAATAGTATTGTAGTAGGAAATGAAACTTTTTCATCTGAAAATGAAGAAGAAAAATCTAATTTAATAGGAGCTATTAGAAATATTGATAATGCTCGTAATGTTAGAATTACAGGACAATTAAATGGTCAAGAAACAACTATAAACATAGGTGCTATTTATAAATCAAAAAACTTAGGAGGACAAGAATTAGGAGGTGCTGGGGTATCTAATGAAAAAGAATTAGTAAATACTATTAATAGTTTTGTAGAAGAAAATGGTGGTCCTATAAATGTTAAATTTATAGATAAAGAAAATAAAGAAATTTTTATACCTAATGTTAAACAAGCATCAGGTATGGGAACAACAGGTAGTAAATTGGGTCTTAAAGGAGACGTATCATTAACTACAACTGATGGTGAACAAAATATATCTGTAAAAAAAGATGGTCCTTATTGGTGGAGTAGTGAAAGAAAAAATTTCAATGATTTATTAAATAAATTTATTGAAGGTGGACAAAGAGGTGCAATATCTAAATTACAGATAAAACCGAACCCATTACAGCCTAAGATATTAGATATGATGGACCCTGAAGATGGAAGAAGATATGGAAGAGTATTTATCCTTAACTACCCAGGCATTGAAGATAATTTAGAAAATATTACATTTGGTCCTGATAAGGCTAAGATAGTACAACGTTCATTTTCATCTACAGACTATAGTCTTGAAAATGGTACTTTAACTATTAAGACTACTAGAAACATGAATGATGTAAGTGACTTACAACCTGATGATATACCCGTTATATCATTAGCACGTCATGAAAATCAAAAATATGGTATTGATTTTAGAACAATTCCATTAAAACAAGCAAAACTAGAACCAACTAGAGGAGGAAAAACATTAGTCTTAGACTATGATAAGACTCCTGCATTACAATAAGACAGAACAGATTCATTGCCTGTTCGCTCATAAGAGATAATTATATTGGAGTAGTGGCCCACCCAAAAGGTGGGCTACCTTACATTTGGAAAAGTCAAAATTTTTTATTATATTTACATGTTTAATTTAATTTATGAGTAAAAAAATTGTAATAATTGGAGCAGGAGTAGCAGGTATTAATGCCGCTACCAAATTAGTAGATAATGGCTACGATGGTAGCCTAATCACAATCATTGATAAGGGTAAAAACCCAATTGATCGTTTACCTGAAGAAGTAATGACTGGTATGCTAGGTGCTGGTGGTTGGTCAGACGGTAAATTAGTAGTATCAACAGTACAAGGTGGACAATTGTCTAAGTATTGTGGTGAAGAAAAAGCTATGGATTTAATGAATGAAGTAGTAGCTAACTTTACTCGATTCCACCCACAACCAGATGCTATATCATGTTCTAACCCAACAGAAGAACCCGAGTTTATCAAACCTTATTTTGATTTGCGTATGTCGCTTGTATGGCATATTGGATCAAATTTCTTACATGAAATTGCTAAAAATTGGTATCAATTCTTGTTAGATAAAGGTGTTAATTTTATTTGGGAAAAAGAAGTAGTAAATATTCATTTTCAATCAAATGATGTTCGTTATGGAGATCCTGGTTGTGGATGTAGAGCTGCTCATATGCCTTATGATGAATTAATATTTGCAGTAGGTAAATCAGGTATTGATTTTGCTCAATTATTATCAACACAATACCAACTACCAACAGAAGCTAAAGCAGTACAAATTGGGGTTAGATTTGAAGCACCACAAAAATACTTCCAGAAATTAATTGATGTATCTTATGACTTTAAATTATATCAAAAATATGATACTGTTTCTATTCGTTCATTCTGTACTAATAATAATGCGGCTTATGTTGCTGTAGAAGAAACATATGGTAATCTAAGTTATAATGGTCATGCTAAAAAAGGAGATGAATTTAAAAATGATATGACTAACTTTGGTATTTTAATGGAAATTAAGGGTATTGAAGATCCATTTAAGTGGAGTAGAGATGTAGTTCAACAACTACAAATTGATGGAAAAGGATTATATTATTCACCTAATAGAACTCGTACCCCTGGATTAACATCAGAAGGATCAATTGTAACTAGCTACCAAATAAATCACCTACAACCCTTTAAAGATGCTTTAGGTGAATATGCAGACTATGTTCTTAATTTTATTAATCAAATGAATAAAATATTTGAATTTGGTGATGATTGGGGAATGTATATTCCTGAAGTTAAATACTTGTCACCTGAACCATTAGTAGAATACAAAGATTTATCTTTAACATTATTCCCAAATGTACACTTTGCTGGTGATGCTCTATCAGCTAGAGGTATTACAGTATCAGGAGCACACGGAATTTATATTGCAGAAAATTTAATAAAATAAAAATGTCAGAAACAAAGAAAATTAAAACTAAAGATAACTCTATAGTTTATTATATAAACGTAGATGGAAAAAACAAAATGCATAACTATGATGGTCCTGCTTATTTCCCTCAAGGTAATAAGCGTGCTGCTGAATACTATGTATTTGGAATTAAACATACTAAAGATCAATTTGATAGTATTAAAAAAGATGCTAACGGTGTTCCGTTCTATAAAACAGCAGCTGGTAAAGCAGCAGGAGCTAGAGTATAGTCAAAATAAAGATCGTACATTTACTGTATGAAATATCAACGAGTATACGAACACGAAGACACTACTGAGACTTGGACATTCGATACTGATAAGTTCAGAAATGGACCTATTAGTGTCGAAATCAAGTATAAAAATGGTGCTGATAAGCAGAAAAACTGGAATAAATTGGCTAAACAAGCTAGAGATGATAAGCGTAGTGCTCGTCAAATGAAAAAAATAAACGAAAGAAACAAATGAAAATTGGATTAGCAGGTACAATGAGTGTGGGTAAAACTACATTAGTTAAAGCACTATCTGAATTAGAGCGATTTAAAGACTATCATATTGCTACTGAACGTAGCAAATATCTTCGTGATTTAGGTATTCCATTAAATACAGATTCATCTATAAATGGTCAATTTGTATTTTTAGCAGAGCGTGCTAGTGAATTATTACGTGAAAATGTATTAACAGATAGAACTATTTGGGATGTTTGCGCATTTACATTCTCAGCAAAATCAATTGATTGGTTTGCTAAACGTTCTTTTGTTGAAGCTGCTATGCATCTTCGTGATCAATATGATATTGTATTTTATGTATCACCTGAAGGTGTGCCTATTGAAGATAATGGTGTGCGTACTATTGATGCTGAATATCGTAATAAAATTGATTGGGTTATTCGTGAATCATTGGAAGAATATAAACCTAAGAAATTAGTATATATTAAAGGTACAACTGAAGAACGTATCGCTACAATTTTACAAAACTTATAATATTTATATGCATAATAAAAACAAAATGAAAGTATCAGAACTACAAGAAATTATACGTAAAGTAATAAAAGACACCATAAACGAAGCAGATCTATCACCAGCTGATAAAACTGCTAAAGATGCCGAGATGAAAGCAATTGATGCTAAAATTAAAGCATTAAATGCTAAAAAAACAGATTTAGCATCTGGTAGAGAAGATATTACGGAAGACAATGTAAGCGAATTAGCTAACGTAGCTGTACGCTATGAATTAGCTCCTGATGTTAACGCTGCTGATTTTGCTGGTAAGAAAAATAGAATTATTACTGCTATGAAAGCTACAGAAGAACCAATGTCAAAAATTGATGTAGCTGGTGAGTTAGGATATGATAAGCAAAATCCAATCAATAAAGATTTTATGGAACTTGTTGCTGATGGCACAATTGTACAATCAGGTGGACAAGCAGCTCCTCGTTTAAATCGCCCAGCGGGTGAACCTGCTGCTACTGCTGCTGCAGATGATGAATTTGATTTCATTAAAGGTGATATGAGCGATGAAGAAATTGATGCTAGTTTTGCAAAAGCAGCTGCTGCTGGAGATGAAGAACCAGAAATTGGTGATGTTGAAAGAACATCTTCATCTGCACCAAAATTAACAGATGATGAATACGAAGCTTTTATGAAAGCTATTGACTTAGAACGTCGTTTAGCTGCTACAAAATCTAATATTTTAAAATTAAGAAAAGGTAGAAGTACAGCTGGTGATATTAGTGATAAACCATCAAGCGAATTACAACGTTTACGTGATTTAAAAGCATCATTAGAAAAACGTTTAGCTGATCTAGAATCAACCTCAGCATACTTAAGCCAACGTAACAAGTTATCTGGTAAAACCCCAGAAGAACCTAAGATTGATGATGTAGAAGATGAAGAACCAATAGACGAGTGGGCAGTTAGTAGAGCCCAATATTATGCAGGAATTAAAAAATAAAAATATGTTATTATTAAAAAAATGGTTACCAAAAATTATTGTTGTATTAGCAATCATAGCAATTGGTAGTGTATTATTCGAAAAATGCAGTAGTAATGTTGAACACAAAGCATTTTTATCTCAAATGGATAGCTTACATAAAGTAAACGATTCATTATTTGTTGAAATTAAAAAAGATGATGCTGCTATTGACTCATTAAATCATGTTAGTGAAGTTTTATCTGATAAATTATCACACCAAAAAACTAAAGTAATTAAAATTGTTGAATTTGTTGATGCATCTAAAGCAGCAATCGATACTTATACAGAACATGAATTAGTAAGCTCATTTAATAATCGTTACCCTAAAGATACAATTACAAACCCATTACCAGTAGCTCAACCAGTATTAATTAGTGCTGCTAAGGATTTAGTAGAATTGGATGGTGCTAAACAAATTATTGTATTAAAAGATAGTTCAATTCATACATTAGAAGCAAAAGTAACAGTTAAAGATAGTGTTATTAGCAAATACATTAGTAAAGAAGATAAGTTTAGATTAATCTTAACTAATAAAGATAAAGAAATTGCTGGTTGGGAAGGACAATATCAAAAATTAGAATTACAATATAACAAGTTAAAAGTTAAATCTAAATTCCAACGTATAGGAAGCTATATAGTAATTGGTGGATTAGGTTACTTAATGTTAGCAAAATAAACCCCACGCCCCCATACATAGTTAAGGCTCAATCGTAAGGTTGGGCCTTTCTTATATATTTATATACATGAGTCAAGCAAATATAAAAGAAATAATTAAACAGGAGTACATCAAATGTGCTACAGATCCTGTACATTTCTTTAGAAAATACTGTTATATTACTCACCCTGTAAAAGGTAGAGTATTGTTTCATTTATATCCATTCCAAGAGGATGTATTAAATGATCTTAGAAATAACAGATTTAGTATTATAAATAAATCAAGACAGTTAGGTATCTCTACTTTATCAGCAGGGTTTGCTTTATGGACAATGTTATTTAATAAAGACAAAACTGTGTTGTGTATTGCAACAAAACAAGAAACAGCTAAAGGAATGGTAGAGAAAGTACAATTTATGTACAATTCACTACCTACTTGGTTAAGAGGTAATCAAAAACCAATATCTGATAATAAACTCTCACTAAAATTAGCCAATAACTCTCAGATAGTTGCTACATCAGCTGCATCAGATGCAGGTAGATCGTACGCCGTTTCATTACTTATTGTGGATGAGGCTGCGTTTATTGAAGGAATTGATAGAATCTATACGAGTATTAAACCAACTATTGCAACGGGTGGTGGAATTATAGCATTATCCTCTCCAAATGGAGTAGGTAACTGGTTTCATAGAATGTATAGTGAAGCTGAGATTGGAAAGAATGAATTTAAAGCAATCAAATTAAGATGGGATTTGCATCCCGATAGAGATGAAAAGTGGGAACAAACCGAGCGTGCAAATATGTCACCTCGTGAATTTGCCCAAGAATATGATTGCGACTTTTTAGGATCTGGTAACTCAGTTGTTGAACCTGATTTATTATCTTTTTATGAAGAAACTTTTATACAAGAGCCTGTTGAGCGTCGCTTCATGGGTGGTGATTTTTGGATTTGGCAGTATCCTGATTATACTAAGCAGTATTTGGTTTGCGCTGACGTTGCTCGCGGAGATGGCTCGGATTACTCAGCGTTTCACGTTATCGATGCTACCACGTGTGAACAAGTGGCTGAATATAAATCACAAGTGGATACTCGTACTTATGGCAATATGCTTGTTTCTGTTGCTACTGAATACAATAATGCTTTACTTGTGGTTGAGAACGCTAATATTGGATGGGATGTCGTTAATACAATAATTGAAAAAGGATATCCTAAAATGTACTATTCACCTAGAGCATATGGTGATTTAAGTATGGATAAGTGGTTAAATAAAATGGAATCTGAACAAACAGTTCCTGGATTCACCACATCAGCTAAGACAAGACCACTTGTTATCTCAAAAATGGAGTCGTATATTCGAGAAAAGGCATTTGTATTTCGTTCTAAACGTTTATTAGAAGAATTACGTGTATTCATATGGATGCATGGTAAAGCTCAAGCACAGAACGGATATAATGATGACTTAGTAATGGCATTAGGAATGGGATTATTTACTCGTGACACTGCGATGAAGTTTTATGAGCAAGGAATGGATTTGTCTAAAGCAATGATCTCAAACATTACTAGAACAGGATATGATTACACAGGCCCTACAATGCCTGGTGGTCAACAAAATCCATATATGATAGATAATGGCCACGGCCAGTTCGAAGATATGACATGGGTGATGAGTTAATAAATATTTATTGGTATAATTAAAACATAATAATGGCAGAACAACAACCAGGTTTGTTTGGCAGATTAACACGCCTTTTTAGTACAGATGTTATCATCAGAAATGTTGGTGGCAATCAACTAAAAACAATAGACGTTGATAGAATTCAAGCCTACGGTAACGTAAAAACAAACGCATTAATAGATAGATTCACTAAGTTGCATAGATACGGAGCTAATATGCCGTATAACCCAACAATGAACTACCAAACACTTCGTATTCAGTTATATACTGACTATGAAGCAATGGACACTGAATCAATTATTGCATCAGCATTAGACATTATCGCTGATGAATCTACATTGAAGAACGAAGCAGGAGAAGTACTACAAATTAGAAGTGCTGACGATAATATTCAACGTATTCTTTATAACTTATTTTACGATGTTTTAAACATCGAGTTTAATTTATGGTTATGGACACGCAACATGTGTAAGTATGGTGATTTTTACTTGCATATGGAAGTAGCTGAAAAATTTGGTATCTACAACGTAACACCATTATCAGTTTATGATATGGTTCGTGAAGAAGGACAAGATCCTGAAAATCCATCTTATGTATGTTTCCGCATTGATCCAATGGTGATCGCTGCTGGTGGTATTAATTCACGTGTTAAAGATAGAGATGGTAAAATCAAATTTGAAAACTATGAAATAGCGCATTTTAGGCTATTAACTGACGCTAACTACTTACCTTACGGGCGTTCGTTTATTGAACCTGCTCGTAAAACTTACAAACAATATGTGTTGATGAAAGATGCAATGTTGTTGCACCGCATCACACGTGCCCCAGAAAAACGCGTATTCACTGTAAACGTTGGTAACATACCTCCACAAGAAGTAGATGGATACATGCAGAAGATTATGCAAAAGATGAAAAAAACACCTTTTGTTGATCAACAAACTGGCGATTACAATTTAAGATTTAACTTACAAAACATGATGGAAGATTTCTATCTTCCGACTCGTGGCAACGATACAGCAACTAAGATTGATACAATCAAAGGTTTAGAATATAACGCGATTGATGACGTTAATTTCTTACGCGATGAAATGTTAGCAGCGCTTAAGGTACCTAAAGCATTCTTTGGATTTGAAAAAGATTTACAAGGTAAAGCTACATTAGCTGCTGAAGATATTCGCTTTGCTCGTACAATTGAACGTATCCAACGCATTATATTATCTGAATTATATAAAATGGCATTAGTTCATTTATATGTTCAAGGATATGATGGTGAGGCATTATCAAACTTTGAATTATCATTAACTACTCCATCAGTAATTTATGAACAAGAGAAAGTAGCATTATGGAAGGAAAAGATTGATCTAGCTAAATCAATGCAAGACACAAATTTAATTCCTTCAGACTATATCTACCATGATATATTCCAATTCAGTGAAGATCAATATGATGAGATGCGTGATTTGGTTATTGAAGATAAGAAACGCGTATTTAGATTAGCTCAAATCGAAAATGAAGGCAATGACCCAGCTAAAACTGGTAAGTCATTTGGTACACCACACGACTTAGCTTCATTATATGGTAAAGGTAGATCAGGAATGGATACAGATGGAGCAGTGCCTCCAGGATATGACGAAAAACGTCCCGTTGGTCGTCCTCAAGAAAAAGCATCTATGATTAATACTCAAAACGATCCACTAGGTAGAGATAGATTAGGTGCTGGTGAGAACGGTACACTATATACCGCTAATCAACCTGAAGAAGGTAGTGGTACACCAAAAGCAATGTTTGAGCTTAAAAGACATAAAGGATTATTTGAGGGAATGAACATAGCTCGTAAAGAACTTGTAGTAGGACCTGATCAGGAACCATCATTATTAGACGAGAAAAACATCAAGGGTATACAATAAACACATATTTATTGATAGTGCACACTATTCATTATGAAAATAAAACACAGCAAATTTAAAAATACAGGAATATTATTCGAGCTATTGGTACGCCAAATTGCATCGGATACTGTATCTAATAAAGATTCAGCTGCTATTGGATTAGTTAAAAAATATTTTAGCAAATCTGAATTAGCTAAAGAATATAAATTATATCAAGCGTTAATTACACCAAAAAACCTTAGTGAAGCTAAAGCCGAAACGTTTATCAACGCAACGCTTGAAGCTTCTTTGCGTTTAAACAAGACTGCTTTACGTAAAGAAAAATACAATATTATTAAGGAAATTCGTGAACATTACGACTTAGAAGAATTTTTTAAAGCAAAAATTAGCCATTACAAGCAATACGCTGCTGCCTTCAATTTAATTGAAGCACATAATTCATTAGAATTTACTGAACCACAGCAAATCATTGATAATAAAGTGACGTTACTTGAACACATTACTCGTAAAGAAGTAAATAAAGAAGGTGTTAAGGATCGTGTAATGGAAGAATATGCTGGTATGGATAAAGGCTCTCGTATATTAGCATACAGAATGTTATTAGAAAAATTCAATAGCAAATATGCTACTTTATCTGAGCGTCAAAAATTAACATTAAAAGAATTTATTAATAATATCACTAACACAACTAAATTACGTGACTTTGTTAATAAAAACTTTGCTACTATAACTGAAGAAATTAATGCTTTAATTCCTACAGTAGCTGATCAAACAACTCAAATTAAATTAACTGAGGTAGTTACATTATTACAACCATTAGATAAAACTCAGAACGTAAAAGATGAAAATATCATTTCGTTATTACAGTATTATCAATTAATTGACGAAATTAAATCTGTTAAATAATGAATAGATTACAAGAATTAGCTAATATTCCAAGCGATGTTGCTGCATTAGGTAAAGCACAAGCTGCCGCAACAACAGTACAGAGCAAAGCTAAAAATATTAATAGTATTCAAGAATTTCCTGGTGCATTTGAAGAATGGTTTAATACACTAGGATTTCAACCAGGTAAAGTTAATAAAAGTGCTATTCGTTCTGAAGTAGAAAAAGTATTAACTAAGTTAGGATATAAATAATGGCTTTAGAATTAAACACATATGGTGATTTAAAAAAAGTTATTAAAGCTATTGCTCTTAAACAAAAAGGAGAAAAATTAGGAAATATAGCTTTAGGAACATTGATAGGCTTTATACCTGGAGCTGAAGCTGCTAAAACAACATTTGATTTTATAAAAGCAGCAATATCAAAACCAGATACTAAAAAAACAAAGACCTGGTTAGATAAATTAGATATAGATGATGAGATGAGTGCTATTGTTGATGATACTGTTGAAAATGGATTTATGCAAATAATGTCTAAAACAATAGAATCAAAACCAGATAATCAACCGTTAGAGCCTGACTTTAATATGAATGCTGAAATGGTTAATTATTTAAAAGATAAATATGAAGGCCGTACAGTGTCAGGAATACAAGAAAATAAAGAAATGGAGTTAACCGAATATATAAAATCATTAGTTCAACAAGAATTAGATGAAATGTCTGTTTCTGGTGATGTTGGTGCTTATTTAACTCCAAAAGCTTTTTCTAAAAAAGGACAAAAATCAAATGCAGCTATTGAAACTGCAAAATCACAAGGAATGAAATTAGCTCCTACAGGAATGCCAAGTGATTCCAAAGTAAAAGATTATAAAGCCATTTGGAAATCAGCTGAAAAGCCAAAATATAAAATGTATAAGGAAAGTGACTACGATAAAGCTTCTCAACAAGGTCAAGCTAGTGGTTATACAGCAGCTAGTGGTTACACAGCTGGTGGAATTAAAGGAGATGATTATTATAAAAAAGAAAGCATGAAAGAATCATTATTAGACATCATTGAAAAAGAAT